GATACGTGAGAGTAATAGAAGAAACGCATCCATATAAAGCAAGGGAAAAGATAAAACTGTATCAGATCACAGCAGATGGTATAGACATCTTAGACCTCACAAAGCACGACGATGGCATTGTTGTACCAGATCGGGAGTAGTAATGGGAAGAAGGAAAAAAGCACAACTTTATGACATCATACAAAAGATTGTTTATCTGTATGAAAAAGAGAAAAGAGACTTCAAAACAATTGAAAGCCTTCTCAGGACAGAAGGATACGACATCTCAAGGTCTTCTATTCATAGAGCCTATAAGGATTACTCCGAAGCTGCTAAACAATACAACGAATGGTGGGACAAGATAGAGATATTGGTACAACAAACACAAAGCAAGCCAACTTCTTTTATGCTCTCATCTCTTGTTGCAATGCTTACTCAAAAAGTGCTTGAGTTTACAAAAGACATAGACAGCTTTGATTTTGAAGAACCAGAGCAATTGATAGCGGCAGTCCATAAGCTTTCACAAATGAGCCAATCTCTTGAAAAACACATTACTGAAAAATTGCAGAAAGCAGCTGAGAAGATAGAAGAAGAAGGGAAGAGAAGAAATATTGATCCTGAGTTCTTAAAGCTTATTAAGGAGGAAATATATGGAGTATAGAAAACCGCTCAATTTTTTTTCGTACGTCGGGGGGAAATCTATGTTGTCTAAAACAATTGTAAAACTTATGCCGGCGCATAAAAGATATGTTGAGGTATTTGCGGGTTCTGCGAAGGTATTATTTGCGAAAGAGCCGAGCGAGATTGAAGTTATAAACGATGCAGATAAGAAAATCGCTAATCTTTATTACTGTGTAGCATTTCATTTTCAAGAATTTTGGGACAAAGCTAAATGGCTACTTCATTCAAGAGAGATTTATAAGAAGACAAAGGCAACACTGAAAACATCAGCACCGCCCGAGCTGGGAGATGTAGATCACGCAGTAGCTACTTATTACTTGATTGTAAGCTCTTTTAGTGGTAGAGGTAAATCTGGCTTTGCATATGCAATAGGTGAATCTCACGGCGGGAGAATGATAACGCACAGAATTTTAAACTTAAGAGCAATACGAAAAAGGCTGAAGTATGTCACTATAGAGTGCAAAGATTTTGAAGAACTTATTACACGGTGGGATACAGAAGAAACTTTTTTCTATTGCGATCCGCCTTATTATCAAACAGAATATTACTATGATGTTCCGTTTAAAAAAGAAGACCATGAAAGGCTTTTAGAAGTTCTTAAACAAACCAAAGGAAAATGGATGCTTTCATCATATCATAATGAACTCTACGATGAAACTCTGAAGGGATATCCTTATGTTGAGAGGCAAATTGCTAAAAGCTCATATGGAGTGACGAGGAATAGTAAAAATAAAACAAGACCATACGGAACTGAAGTTATCTGGTTTAACTTTGAGCCAGACAAAAACGCATTAAAGGAGTTGAAACTTGAGCTTAAATATTGATAAACTCCTTCTACCTTATCAACAATACGCTTTAAATCAAATGTTTGAAAAGAAATATTCAATCATTATGTGGTCAAGGCAAACGGGTAAATCGTTTGTAGTGTCATTATTTGCAGTTCTAAGAGCAGTTGAAAAAAAGAATCATTTAGTAGCAATCTTATCTCCAACGGAGCGCCAATCAAAAGAGCTTATGGAAAAAGTAAAAAGGCATGTTGAGTTTTTAAGAGAGGTTGGAAAGTTTCAAGGAGAGATAAGCTTTTTTGAAGACACAACCACAAATGTTTTAGAAGTAAGGTTTCCAAACAAAAGCAGAATCATAGGGCTTCCAGCCAACCCCGACGGTGTGCGTGGTCTTACGGGGGATGTAATACTTGAAGAGGCTTCATTCTTCAAGTATGGATATAAGGTCTATCAAGCGATATTCCCATCAATCACAAGGAACAAAGATTTAAAACTTGTTGTAATATCAACGCCACGGAGCCGTGGCGATATCTTTGGACATCTTTGGCAGATGTCGGAAAATAACGAGCTATGGTTCAGGCAAAAGCTTACTATTTACGATGCGATAGAACAGGGTTTGAATATAGACATTGAAGAATTGCAGAAAGGCGTTCCCAATCAGGACATCTGGATGCAGGAATATATGTGTGAATTTATGGATGAAGAAAGCGTGTTGCTTCCTTATGAAATTTTGCATTGTTGCACTGTTGAAAATATAGAAGCAGATGTAAAAGAGCTCACTGGAGATATTTATTTGGGTGTTGATATTGCAAGAAGGCATGACCTGACTGTTATATCTATTCTTGAGAAAATAGCAGGAAGGTATTATCTCAGGAAGCAAGAGATACTTAGAAAACTGCCATTTTCAGAACAGTTTAAAATTATTGATTATCTTTGCCATTTTGCCCGCAAAATTGCAATAGATGAAACAGGTATCGGAATGCAAATATCAGAAGAGCTGGTAAAGAAGTGGGGGGACATAAAAGTAATACCTGTTTATTTTACACACAAAACAAAAGATGAGCTTGCAAGCAGAATAAAAGCAGTATTTTACGACAAAATGATAAGCATTCCAGCAGACAAAGATTTAATAGAAGACCTTCATTCTGTTAAAAAAGCTCTTACAAAAGCTGGGAATGTGCGATATGAAGGAGAAACAGAAGATTCACACGCAGACCGTTTTTGGAGCTTGGCTTTGGCACTTCACGCAGCAAGTCAAGAGGACATAAAAGAGATTACACCTATCTATTTTGCATCTCAAAGAAAAGAGGAGTTCAAGTATGGATATAAAGCAATTTCTTAAGAAGTTTTTCGGCGGTAATGATATACCCAAAAACAGAGTGCCAACGGAAATACCCAGACACAGAGTATCTTCTGAGCCTGCGAAAGTTCTTGTTCCTGATACTTTAGATGCGAAGTGGAGGTTTCTAAATCCACGATATCCACGTGAGTGGCTTCAAATCATAGAAAAAGGCGTGGTGGTAAACCCAATACTGTCGCAAACTCACAATTTGCTTATCGCTCTTGGCAACTCAGGACATGTTGTGAGCGTGCAAGGTCCAGATGCAGAAAAAGCTCAAGAAGACCTCAAAGAACTTGCGTTTTTTCTCAACACAGATCATCTAATAAATGAACTTATCGCACAAATCAATATCGCAGGGGCAATTTCCGCTGAAATTGTTGTAGACCCAAATTTAAAAGGCGTTGAAAAAATAGCACTCGTTCCTGCTTGGTCTATATGGTTTGATTACAATTTTAAAACTGATGAGTATGAGCCATACCAATGGCTTGGGATATTAGACCCCGTAAAGCTCAACACCTTTACATACAAATACATACCGCTACTGACGTTTGACAGCTCTCCATATGGTATACCGCCGTTCTTAGGAGCTCTTTCTACTCTTGATATTACAGAAGAGCTTTTGACAGAGCTCAGGGGTCTTGCAAAGAAGATGGGACTGCTTGGATTTCTTGATGTGCAGTTTCCAAGCCTACCAAAGGCACCCAACGAAACAGAAGTGGAATATTCCAACAGACAAAAGCAATTCTTAGAAAGTGTTGCACAAGATATTTCAAACAATATGTCTCAAGGTATATTTCTACATTTTGAAGGCACAGAGGCAGAGTTCAAAGAGCTCACAAGCGGGGGTGCTGGAGCTGGCACTGGGCTCACGGAGATACTTTCTATCGTAGAGCGTTGGACAATAGAGGGAGCAAAAGCACAGCCAGCAGTGTTGGGATTTGCAACTGGATATACAGAGACATGGAGCACTGTAGCACTTCATATCTTCGTAAATCAAATACAAGCAACACAAAATATTGTCAAACGCTTCTTAGAATACACATACAAACTGCATCTACTCTTACGAGGTTACAATATCACTGATGTAGATATCACATTTAAGCCTCTACCGAATTTCCAGCCACAGACATCAGCACAAGCACGGTTATACGATGCACAAGCGGTTGTTCAATTATTGCAAGCTGGCGTAATCAATATAGACGAAGCAAGAAAACAGCTGGGGTTAGAAGGCAATGGGACATGAGAATGATTGGGATATCAGAGGTAATGAAGAGATAAACAGGCTTGTAAGTGTAGTATTGCCTCAAATGATTGAAAGATTGCATCAAGTCTTAGAAGATGCGTTTAAATATGCAAAATATTTTGTTTCTTTTCAACAGTTTCAAAGTTTCATTTTTGCAAAATTGCAAGAAAAAATGAACCTACCAGCCGAAGCAAAAGCCTTCTTGTCAAAAGAGTTTGAAAGAATCTATAAACAAGCACAAAAAGAAGCAGTTCCAGCGATGCACGATGTTGAGTTTAATTCTGCTGATATATGGACGATACAATGTGCAGAAAAGCTGTCGAAATTTTATATGGATGGATTTTTTCAAGGAGATAAACAACTGCGGATGGAAGTTATCAAATGGATGAACCAATACTATCTCACAGAAGGACATCCGATTGGGCGGGGGCAAGAAGGTATTAGAGAGTTTTTAAACAGATTTGGACAATTTCTCACACAAAAAACAGAATACAAAGTAAGACAAATATTAGACACAACATACAATCAACTTAAAAACTCAGCACGTATAAGAGCGTTTGAAAAAGCAGAGATAACGTATTATCAATGGAGTGCGGTAGGAGATAGACTGACATGTTGTTACTGTAATGCAATGGATGGAAGGATTTTTCAAACAAGCGATGCAATACGGACAATAGATATGATTGATGCAGACCCACAGAGCTTGCCAGATGTACGACCATTCATAACCAGCATGCCACTACCTATGTTGAGATCTATGCCATCTTCAAACATACCAAGCACGTTCCCACCAGCTCATCCGAGTTGCCGATGCACCGTTGAAGCATTCACAGAAACAGAAAAGATACCCGTGACAGTAGAAAGAGCAATACGACCTGCAAATTTGCAACAAGAAGTGATGCAAACTCAACTTGAAAATGAATACAGAGCCCTCAAACCTGAAGAGATTTCAAACAGAATAAGAGCACATCTCGGGAGCGACTGGAGACGAGAAGCAAATGGCAATTATGATACAGAAGCAAAAAGGCTCTCAGAAGAGTTTGAGAAGCACGGGCAAGAGGTCGGAGCTGGAAGTGTAGAAGAATACGAAAGAATGTCTCATGAAGTTATTAAACATCCAGACAAGGTTTATATACAGCGAATACAAGGACCCACTGGTTTTGAAACACATTACATCTTTGTGAAAGGCGACAAGGCGGTGGTCTCGTCAGACAATCACTTGGGGATAAAATCTTTTTACAAGCTCAAAAATGATATAGAAGATAATAAAAGCCAAAATACAGCACGAATACGTGTGCTTTGAAACCTTTGCTGGTTTTTAAAGCTTTTAATAAACACAATAATATCATGCAAGTTGTAGAAAAAGACACTGTCAAAAGTGTCATGCAAAATATCAGAGTAATACTCACAACCCAACGGGGAACTGATGTTCATAGACCCGAGTTTGGCTCTGATGTTTGGCAATTCATAGATCAACCACTCACAGCAATCACAATTGGCAAAATCAACGCTGAAATAACAGACGCAATAGAAAAATTTGAGCCAAGAGTAAAAGTGAAGAACATAACGCTTCAGAAAGCATTCGCAGGAATAAAAGTCTCAATAGAAGTGCAGTTACGAGACACAGGTGAGATTATCACGGTGCCCTTATGGCTGATGTAAGTTTTGTAAACACAGACCCAACCTATTATCAAGAGCTTCTTATAGATGCTTATCAAAACATCACAAATAGAACACTATACCCAGCAGACCCAGACAGGCTGCTTGTTGATTTGCAAACCTACGCAACGGCTTTACTGGCTATTGCAATCAATGAAACAGGGAAGCAAAATCTGTTGGCATATGCGAGCGGGAGTAATCTTGATGCCTTAGCAGAATTTTACGGCATCACAAGACTACCAGCCCAGCCAGCACAAACTACTTTGCAGTTTTCTATCAACCAAGCCTTGCCTTTTAACGTTGTAATACCAGCTGGAACACGAGCGACCCCCGACGGAACATTATTTTTTGCAACTTTGCAGGAAGGGACAATAACAGCGGGAAATACATCTGTAAGTATTCCAGCGGCTTGTGAAGTAGCGGGTAGCGTTGGAAACGGCTACGTACCTGGACAAATAAATCAACTGGTAGATACAGTGCCATATGTAACAAGTGTGATAAACACTACCACGAGCATGTACGGTACAGATCCAGAAACAGACGACAGATTCAGACAAAGAATTAGGCTCAGCATGGAAAGATTTAGCACAGCTGGACCTGCTAAAGCTTACAAATACTGGACACTTACAGCTCATCAAGATATAGAAGATGTAGAAGTTTTTTCACCGAGCCCAGGTCAAGTGACTGTTGTTTTTACCACAGCTGGGGGAAATATACCAGACCAAGATATGATAAATACAGTTACAAGTTTTCTATCACAAGACCACATTAGACCGTTGACAGACCAAGTTTCTGTAATAGCTCCAAGCGTTGTTTATTACGACATCAATGTGACCTATTACATCAATCAAAAAGATTCAGCTAAAGTATCAATCATTCAAAACCAAGTAAATCAAGCAGTGCAAGATTTTATCAACTGGACTAAGAGCAAGATAGGAAGGTATATACTCCCAGAGCAATTGATAGCACGCATTCGAGACGCTGGGGCTTACATGATAGATTTGACAGCTCCTACTCAGCAAACCTTGACAATCCAGCAGATAGCATATGCAAACAATATCACAGTAAACTATGGAGGTCTAGTAAATGATTAAAGAGCTAACGCCATCCAGTATTAAAGACCTTCAATATCTCGTTGATACGTTTGATACAAGTTTTGAAGAAATTCAAAATCAAATAATAAACGCTTTAATTTTGCCAAGAATAGACCAGATCACAGACGAAAACTTATTAGATTTATTAGCCTGGCAGTTGCATATAGAAGGATACGAGTTAGCTACCACAATAGACCAAAAAATAAGCATGATTAAAAATGCCTTTCTTTTGCATCAATATAAAGGCACACCATATGCAATCAAGCAAGTGTTTGAGAGCCTAGGTATCACTGCAGAATTGCAGGAATGGTTTGAGTATGGTGGCAATCCTTATATGTTTAAAATCTTACTTGATACTGTGATATCTGATGAAGAGACTTATATAAAACTCGCAAATTTAATAAACGAATATAAGAATATCCGCTCTTGGTTAGATAGTATAGGAGTTCATAGAGAGTATACGGGCAATGTATATTTAGGCTCTGCGTTTGATGATGGAAAATATTACACAGTCCAAACGCATCTGCCAGACATAAACATAGCCAACGCAAACACATACATAGGCACAGCTAATATGGTGAGCTCAAAATACAAAATTACAACGCATCTTCCTAAAAGTGTTGAAAATGCGAACTTCTACATCGCAGGTGCTGTGATGACATCAAACTATATGCGAATTTCTCCACAAGGAGGGAATAATTAATGGCTGATTTCAATGGTACGATATTGACAACGCAAGGTTTAAGCTTGCTTGCACAGGCTCAAGCTGGTGAAACTTTGCAGTTCACACAGGTGGTGCTTGGATCTGGGACATGGTCAAGCACTATGAACCCAGCAAGTATGACATCACTTGTTTATCCAAGCCAGACAGTGCCAATACAAAGTGTGAGCGTAGTTGGCGATGGAACTGCAAGACTAAGATTCCTTATATCAAACAGCTCATTATCGTTGGGATATCTCTTAAGTGAAATAGGTATATATGCACAAACTCAAAGTTCACCAAATACTCTCTACGCAGTTACATACGCTCAAAATCCCGATTTTATACCAGCGAGCGGCGTGACAACGATAGAAGATGTGATAGATATATACACTGTCATATCAAACGCTCAAAGCGTTACTGCTGTGATCAATAACAGTGTCATGCTTGCAACAATGCAAGATCTATATACCGCAAGACCTGAGTTTTCAAGCTCAACGCCAACAGATTTATATCCGGGCAAAATTTGGGTAAGCGATACACAGCCTGCGATGTTTTACGACGGTACAACGTGGCAGCCGTTTAATGCTGGATTAGTGGATGGTTTTCCTGTGTCAGCAACTCCTACTCCAAATACACTTTTACCTTTAAATTCAAACGCTGTGTTTTATAATGCGTTATCAACAAATACTTTATCTCAAAGTTTTAGCTTAACTTTAGCTAATAACACTTCTTACAATTTGCTTTCTGTTACAGTGTCTACTCCTTCTCAACCGTTGACTAATAACTATAAAGTAGTGTTTAGAATTATAAGTACTGGGAATGAGTCTGCAAGTGGAGGGAATAACTTTCAACTGTCCGTAGCGACTGCGAATCAAACCCAGCGCTTGGCTCCCTGGTGGTGGTGGGTTCCTAACACAGGGATTGGTTTGGGTTTTACAGATGTAGCAATTTTTGATCAAGCACCTAATACGACAGTTTCTTATACGATTATATGTCAGCAATGGGGTGGTAACTGTAATTTTGTTCTAACGAACTTAATAACTCAATATGCAGTATTGCCAGGATAGGGGGTGAATTATGTATGTTTGGTTAGATAGTAACGGTAAGTTAAATGTTGCATTAGACAAAAATTTAGCTCCCGCAAGTGCTACATTTATTGACACATCAGCGTATAATCCTGTGCCTCCAGTTGATGCGTTGGTTAGCGTTTCTAATGGACAGATTGTAGTAAACTCATCTTCTCAAGTTTTGCAAAATCTGAAACAAAAAGCTATCAAAGACCTATCACAAAAAACCACCGACTATATTTTGAAACATTACCCAGAATGGAAGCAAAGAGCGGATATTTCAAATTTGACAAACGGAGAAACTTATCTTGCCTCGCAGGGTATAGATATTACAGCTCTTAGAAAAACCATTGGAACCGCACTTTTAAACGGGACAGCTTTTAGTACAGCTTTAGCTAATTTAAACCAAACATATAACACAAATAACAACACTACCATTAGTTACTGGCTTAGTCAAGTGTTAAAAGCATCATACAGGCAATATTTTGTATATCAAGTGAAGCAAGAATACTACACATATCTACAAGAAATTCAACAAGCAACTTCACTGCCTTTGCCAAGTTTTGAATTTCAAACACCATTTCCTGACTTAAAGGTGCAAACATGATGAACTTATTAGGCTTAGGGACTGTAATTAGAATAGGTATAGCAATTGTTTTGTTTTGTGCTGTAGCGTTTGATATTTACGCTTTTCATCATATAAAACATTTAAACGAAGTGATATTACTTCAAAAGCAGCAAATAGCACAAGAGCAATCTTACATATCTTATTATGCAAATCTATATGACAAAATAAAACATGATTGCCAGCTAAACAAAAAACAGATTATTAAACGATACTCAGTCATCATCAAAGAAGCTACTACGCCAATCCCACAAATACAAATACCGCATCAGAAAAATGAATGTGAAGCTTTAAAGGAGATGATAAATGAAGCGTCTAATTATTTTAGCAAGTAGCTTGTTGCTGTTTAGTTGTGCTATGCAACCAAGAACAATAACGCTTCCGCCTATCACAAAAGAAGTGATTGTGAGATGCCCTATACCAGATATTCCACACACGAAAAAACCAATTATTAAACAGCAAGAACCAATCACTGAAAAATTGCAACAATTATTAAACTACATGTTTAGATTGCAAAGAGAAAATAAGCTTTTAAGAGATGTTTTAAAAACCTGTAAAGGAGGTTAACTATGAATCACTTAAAAGTTATAGCTCAGAAGCACTGGCTGGATATCGTCTTGGCTGTAGTGTTTTTTGCTATAGCATTTAGCACTACGATTTCCCACGGAGCTTTTCTGTTTGCATTGGCAAGAAAGGTAGCACTGGCAAGCGCTGGTTTGGTGTATTACTACACAACCCGCTTGTTGAAAATAGGACACATAGAATGGAGGGATCCGTATGATAAGATTTATTCTATTGCTCTTCTTTTGTATATCGCAATTGTGTTCAGCTTGGGTTAATCCAAGATGTGTTAAATTAGAAAAGCCAATAGAAAAAGCAGCGAAACAGATCATATCACCACGCTTTCCGTGGTGGTATAACGTAGCCTTGGCACAGCAAGAGTCTAACTGCACTTGGATTACTTCAAGAGATGGCTGGGGTTCTGTTGGATATTTCCAACTGACACCAGTGGATGAAAACTGGCTACTCAGACCATTATTCCCACACTGGGAAGACCCGTGGAGTATGGATGCTTTCTATGGATTTGCTTATGTTTTTAAAACCCTCATACATTCCACGCCACACCATCTGCTCTGGATGGCATATCAGAGGTACAATGGCGGTAATTGGGTTGTGTGGGAGTGCAAAGGGGCAGGCTCCTATCAATGGAAGGCTTGTTATGACTATTGA